TAGCTCAATTTAGGTTTATAGGATCAGTAGGTATTAATATAACACTTTCAAAAGAAAACTCTTCAAAAAAGAATGAAACAAAAGAGGAATATACTATGAAAAATATAAAAAGAATAATCAAAATATTCTTTTTTGCTATCTTTATGACATTATTTACTTATATCATATTTGGAGATAAATATGTTAAGTTTGGAATTTTACATTTTATATCATTTACTTCATTACTATTATTCAGTTATGTGGATAATGTTAAAATTATTAATATTCTAACAGTGGTATGTATATTTATCTATTACCTGATATTGAATAAACCAGAACTATTCAGAATTTTTCCTTCCTTACCTTCTTTTATTCTAGGGTTTTATAATGATAGATATAGATCAATAGATCATTTCTCAATATTTCCATGGATCATAATTTTATTAGTTGGTATAAATATTGGTTATTTCATAAAAGATAATAAACCCCAATTACCAGATTTTATTAAAAATAATATAATTCCCCAATATTTATCAAAAATTGGAACTAAATCTCTAGAAATATATGCTATTCATTGGATAGTTTTGTATTTCATATTTTGTCAAATATACTATAAAATGAGATTAAATATTTAATTGTATATATCGTTTTTAAACCATAAGTAAGTATAATGTTTCTTATTATTTGATTGATTTAAATTAACAGTATAATGATTTTTTGTTCTATTTATTATAGCTACTTTTTTTGTATCCTTGTATACTAATTCTTTACCATTTTCAATCAAATTAATTTTATAATCTTCCTTATAATTATTTAATATTCGTTTGAATAGATGTGGTCCAGTTGGACTCAATGGGTTACCTCCATAAAAATTATTTTCACAATTAGATATTATTTCATTAATAGCATCTAAGTATATTTTATTTTTAGGTCGTGAAGCCATGAAAGATATTTGTATACCTTCAACTATAACCCCTTTATCTTTGCCTTTATAATTAGGTTGAGGTCTATCTTCAACTAAATATAAATTATCATTTTTTAAATCTATTATTTCTTTTATTGGCAATACAATTGTTTGAGATAAATCACTATATACACCACCCCTTTTATAGAGTATACAATATCTAAATAAATCAGCTTTGTAAGATCCTGGTTTTAATTTATCATAAGCAGAAAGTACTCTATGATCATAATTATTTTCTATGAATTTCCTTGAATCTTCGTCACTATAGTATTCTAATTCAAAATCATCATTCTCGTCAACTATTTTATTAAATAAAAAAACTAATTCTTCATTTAAATCATCATAGTTACTTATACCTGTTTTGAATACATATTTTGGTATATAACCTCCATTTTCTATATCTATTTTATCCGTTATACCCCTTTTAAATCTTAAAGTTTTATTTACTAATAATCTTTTTATAATACAAAAAATTATTAGTAATATAATTATTAAAAAAATTAATTTAATTCCAATTAACATATGTATAATTATCATTCATAAAAAAATTGTTATATTTTCTTTTTATATTTTCCTTTTTTTATATGTTTTCGCATTTTAACATGTTTTTTTGTCTTTTCTGTTTATCTATCTATCCTAGAATACGGTAGCAATTCCATGGATGGCTAGCATTACACCCCTTCATACCTATAACCATCTTCACCTTTCCTCCAATCTCTGGAACATAGCGGGTGAACTTCTTGTCGATGTAGACCTTCCCGAACTCTGTTATAGCGTTGTCATGCTTCGGTCCCTTGTTGAGAATTGTTGCTTCAACGATGATACGGTTATTCACGTCTAACTCGGTCATCATGTCAGTGGAACGGGATTTTCTCGGCGCAAGTGCCCTTTGAGAAGCATCCAATGCGTCTCCAAATTGCATTGCTGGAGATACGTTGTAGTATATTCCACCCATTGGAGAACGAGCAATGAGTGCATGACGTGCTTCCCGCATGTTGCAATTATCTTCAAAATTTTCCATATCCTTAGGGTCTATGGAAAGGAGTGAGGTCAAGCGACCTTCTCCGGATAAAGTGTCCATAGAGGCGTTATCGTTGAGCTCCTTGAGAATTTCCTTCTCTTCACCTGTGATGCCCGGTCCATTGCTGAGCAAGTAGTCTTCGATTTCCCGTTGATTGTAGTCTTCTTCACGGAGGACATTCAAGGGTTTATTTGGAGAGTGGGTAGGTCCATTTGGATCTTTGACCCAGAAGTTTTCCTCCCATCCAGTGTAGCCAAGTCCCTTTTGCCCAGTGTAGCCAAGTCCCGGTGTCCCCTTGATCTCGTTGATGTGTGTCTCCACTGGCTCTAGTATACCTTCTCCTCTGCAGCCAAGGGGGGTCCCTTCTTCCCACCCCATGTTCTTCATGATCTTGCACCCAGGGTTGTCGGGAGAGATTGGCTCTGAGACCCTCGGAGCTAAGTGAGAGTATGGGCCATCCGGGCGAACCCAGACCATGTTGTTCTTGTTGTCGCGGAATGTAGTGGTAGCCATGTCTGCGAGCGAGTCTTGAGCGTGTCTGTGAGTCTGTGAGTCTGTGAGCGAGTCTGTGAGTCTGTGAGCTTTCAATGTTTGTTGTTTGGTTCTTTCCCTTCGAAGAAATTTCAAATTTTTCCAAGAGGAAACTTTCTCCTGTGAGATTCTCGCCCTCACCAAAAAATTTGAATTTTCCTTCCAACTACTCTCAAACAAACATTGAAAGCTCACATACACACACACACTCGCGAAAGGCTCACAGACTCGCTCCAGACTCACTCGCAGACATGGCTGCCCTCCAGATCGCAAAGACCAACCTCAACGAGAAGACCATCGCAACTTCGTTCTTGGATGAACTGGTGGCTAAGGGAATCATCGAAGAATCTCTCGTTGAGAGGATCATCCAAGATGAGGATCTGGCACACTTCTTTACCCCAGAGAAGGCTAAGAAGGCTACGAAGAAAAAGAAGTCCGCAGAGAAGGCTGATAAGAAATCTTCTGGTGCCAAAGCGCCCAAGGTATCAGATAGTGATCGTAACTCGCAAGAGTTTGACTCCTGTAGATGCTGCGCTAGGATCTGGAAGGCTGAAGGTGGCCTTGGCTTCGACAACATCCAGTGTAACTCTACGAATATGGTTTCGGCTGAAGAAGCAAAGAAAATTCTCCTTGCTTTGGATCCGGCTCCAACAGAGGAAGAAGCAGATAAGTTCTTGGAGGGATACAAAGGGACTTTCTGCAAGAAGCACATGACTCAAGACTTTATGATGCCAAATGGCTACTGGCTCGGTAAGGTCAATGAAAAGCGACCTGAAGAACCTATGCTACCATCTGGTAGCATCAAGAAGGGGTACAATGAGGACTACAAGGCTCACGTATGGATGTATGGTGGGAATGGTGAAAAGGTGGAGAAGAAGGGGCGTCGCTCTTCCCCTAAGAAGCAAAAGAAGGCTGAGGAGAAGGTTGAGGAGAAGGTTGAGGAGAAAGTTGAGGAGAACGTTGAGGAAAATGTAGAAGATCTCACTACTAGTCAAGAGGCTGCCGCTGGTACCGGTCTTCCAAAGAAGGATGAGAAGGAAAACGATGAAATTGAAGAGTTCTTGAAATGGAAGAAGGAACAGCATCCAGAATCTTGTGATGATGCTGAAGAAAAGAATGAAGTAAATGACGGACCTGTTCCAGAATCAGGGGAAGATGGAGAAGAAACAGAGGAGATGAGTGATGAAGAAGGAATCCAAGATGTTAAGTATGTGGTTGATGGTATTGAATACATCAAGCACTGGGACGAAGAAGAAAAAGTATGGATTGTCCTGAATCCTGAAGAGTATTCCAAGATCGGTGTTCCAACAGAAGATGGCGGGATTGGATTTGATACTGATGAAGAAGACTCTCACTATGAAAGGGTCCATGCGGCTAACTAACTAGAATATTTAGAACCTATAAAGACAAAAAAAATTAGGATAGTTTTTTTTACTTAGGGATATATATCTTAATTTAATTAGTATATGTTATCATATCCAGATAATATAATTTACCTATTACTCATTAAAAAGTTAAATGGTATCAATGATTTAGCAAAGTATATTCTAGATATCAAAAATGATAAATACTATATTGATTTTGAAAAAAGCAAAAAAGAAACAATTGAAAGAAATTTTTTTAATTGGTTAACCCATGATTCTGTATTTAGAGTTATGCTAGATACGAAAGAAATAAGATTAGAAGAATTAGATAATGATATTTATAATGATTATAAGAAAAACTTAAATGGATTAGGATTAGATATACAATATAGAAGGGAAAAAAGTTTGTCTAAATGTTTTCAATCTCAATGGTGGAAGACAACTTCAAAGAATACAGGGGATTGGAAAATTATTCATAAGATAATTAAGAGCGAAATAATAATCTATAGGGCTAAAACACCCTTTTATGATGTAGATATTATAGAAGATTGGAATGAATTAACAAATGTAGAATCAAAGGATATCATTAATACTTTTTATCTTAATTTTGTTTATATGAAAAATAGGTTTATGTTAGAAGATATCACTTGTATGTTCCTTGATATGGATTCATCTCATCCCATTCTCATTGAATAAATTTGACTATATGTTTAAAAAGAATCTAAATTAAGAAACGATGTTTGAAATACTACCTCTAGAAGCTATTCTACGGATAATCCGTTTCATCATTGCGGATGATAGTTGTTCTTGGGAGAAAGAGAAGAAACTTAGTTGGGGAGAATGGCTCAACTTAGAGTTGAGGAGTTATCATGGAGAAGCTGTTGTGTATAATAAGATCTCTATGATGGATCCAGGGATAAGGAGAAGATTGGCAAAAGGGGTTGTGAACTCTGAAGGGATAACATGGTGTAATGAAGTTATCAAGAAAGCGAGGGTTTACATAAAGAATCATAATAAAGATTTATCTTGGGATACCAAGGTCCCAATACATTGGATATCTAGGAACCGCATCGCTGATTTACGAAATACTCAGAATCTCTTTAAATGGGAGAAAACACCGTTTTCCATAATGTTACCATTCATTAATTGTTGTAAATCGAACCGTGATTTGGCTAAAACAGATCAATTCTGGTACGCTCATTTAGTAGTAGATTTTAGTAAGAGCGGATTTTCCGTCGTTGGATTGGGAGAACCGGGTGGCGCAAAACAAAAATACTTAGAAAAGACAAAAAAAATGATTCTAGGGAGATATAAACCAATCATAGAAATACTTCTAGATGAAAATGAAGATTCAGGTAGTAAGATACTATTCCATCGTAAAAACATGAAGATCATGCTTGATAAAATAAGAGAAGTTGAACTTACAGAAACAGATAGTATTGATGATATCATTCAGGAAAGACCACTATATGTCCATATGCCAGGTATATATCGTGCCCCGGATCAAATAAATGTTGATTATTTGAATAATACCAATATAAGAATGACTTACAAAATGTCGACAAAACACATAAATGAACACGAAAAAAAATTGAATCAAGAAAAGAGAAATTACAAAAAAAATAAGAAACTACTTGATAAACTACAACCTTATACATCACGTATAACGGAATATGTATTTTAGAATCCTAGCTCTACCAACTCATAAGCTTTTTTTACAAAATTATCAGCCATAACTTGTACATATGGATATTTTACGTTTTCAAAATTAACATAAGAACCTGCGTCTTGATGTTCTATTTCATTCAAGAAAAAGTTTTGAGGACTATATTTTTTATTTTCTTTACAACAGGTAAAATCAGTTCTTACTAAAACTGGCTTTACATCTTTTCCACCAACTTTAATTTTTGGAATCGCATTAATTGCCTTTTTACCAATGGTAATACATTCATTTAAAACTTTTTGATCTTTAACAAGTTTAACATCGTAATCTTCTCCTGGTTTTGAAGCACCGGGAGTATTTACAGAATATGAATATTCTCCATTAATCCAATACATCTTTATTTCACCGTATTTATTAAAACCCTTTATCTTTTCTTGAACTAAAAATTTAGGATAATAATCTTTATGTTCGGTAAAATAATCTATTATAGGGGTTGGATCTTTAAGGCATTTGTTTAAAAAGAAACTTTCTACACCAACAGCAATTG